TTCTCCTGACGGGGCGATTGTTCTTCTAGATAAATCTAATGAAGGTTGATTTTCTCTCATAAACGTTCTGATTTCTTTTGAATCAACAATAGGTAATGTTTCAACAAATTGTGAAATAAAATTTCTATCTTCATTCCCGTCAACTGAATGTATTAATTTATTTAATCTCCATGTTATCTTTGGAGCGATTCTACCTACAGGATATTGGTCCGCCATTCTTTCTAATTCTAAGGAATCGTGGAAAGTTAATGGTCTTAATTTAAGGGTGTTACCTGAACGTGGTAATATCATTGTGTATAAACCATCAGAATCGGGTTGAACTTTTGGTTGTCTAATTGTGATTTCATCTAAAATTTCAGTATGTTCAAAAACTTTATTTGTTTTAGGGTCAATTAATCTCATACCATATTCAGGTCCGAATGAAGTGTTTCTTAAATAAATAAGAATTGCTTCCACATCACCCTCAACCAATTCTTCAGGTCTTAAATCATGTTCATAAACTTTATTTCTTAATAATGTCATTATAATATTTTCTCTACCACTTTGAGATGAACCAATTAAATAGTTCTCATCAGATGCTGTCAAATACCCAACTTTGATAGATTTTTTCTTTGACTTATAAAAAATACCCCCACTAGGTAATGATACGATATCGTGTGGTAAATTAAAATTTTGTTGTCCCGCTTCAAAAACATTTTGTTCCATATTATTTACTTTTTATTTTAAATATAGTATGGAAGTATTTTTAATAAACAAAAAATCCACGCAATAACTATTACGTGGATTAATAAAATATATTTTTTTATTTTAGTATACCAATATACAACGGTCAGGTCTCAAAGTTGCCGTGATGTCAGCAATTGCGTCACTGTTATAAGCCAATGAACCAAAGTCAACATTCATTAACCAAGCACCTTCTAATATCCATTTCTCTACAACAACTCCTGTTGGGTCTAACATTTCCAAGTCAACATTTTTCTTATAACCAGCAGCATAACCCATACGACCTGTTACAGATTCTGCACATAAACGAACCCATTCCATTAAAGCTTGAGATGCTGAAGGACCAATAGGGTCTCTAAATTTAACACTTATCTCACCCCAAGTAAAACGACCAGCAACATATGTAGAAGTGTTTAAGAATTGAATCTCCGTAGAAGCTATCGTTAATTTAGGTCTTGATGCTGTTTCAACAAACCACTCGTTAATCCCCAAAGTAGAAGGAAATCTCAAAATAAACCTGTTCTGTCTCTTCGGTTCGTAAGGTATTGGCATTCTCATTAATAAATCAGCCATATCATTTTAATTTAATTTTCGTTTATTTTTTTATTATAAATATCACTTGAAAAATTTTTCTATTTACTTTCAGATTTTTTAAAATTATCATTCCAGTATAACAGTCATTTCTAGTTTTAATTATTATTTATTTTTACTTTTATATTAATAAATATATTAATAAGGTTTTTTAATTCCTCCATGCGTTGAAATTGTTTTAATAATGTTTTCTGGGTCATCCCCAAAATGTGATTTTACTTTTTCTAAATTCCTTAAATCATCGTCGGAGAATCCTATTTGTGGAACAAAGTTGTTGCTAATCTCATTTTTAAGGTAAGCCTTCTTGTTTAAGAATTTTGACATCCTTTTTACATAATTAACAAATTCTGTCAGTGCATCAATTTTACCTTGTTCAGGGTTAGTTGCGGAACCACTTCCATATGTTACAGGATAAAATTTACATAAATCAAGATATTCTTGAATCATTTCTTTTTTTGATAACGGTTCGTCACCCGCCAAATCTCTATACTTTTCTAAATTCTTAACTAGTTCATTTGAATCAATTCCTTTATGGTTACTAACAATGAAGTTGTACACCGCATTTTTAATAACTGAAGGGGTGTGTCCTCTAGCTGTAACAATAGAAAAAATTGACCCGTTATTAATTGCCTCAACAAAATCAGGCCAAGCTGGACCTAATTTAGCTAACATAGAATCAACTATAAAATTTTTATCGCCCTCTACGGTAAAATATCTAAAAGGATTTGATGCAAACCCCACTACAGTGTGACCATTATATTCAAAATCTTCTTTTTTATCTAACATACCTCTATAGTGTGCAAAATCTTCAGTACTCATTGGTACCTCCTCACCATCTTTATCTTTTAAAATAATTTTGGTTGGCATTTCTAAAATATTATCGTCCCAATCAAAAGCATAATACTTCATATCAGGAGTTCCCTCCTCATCAAAACCTTCAAAAATTTTTCTTTTTCTCATTTGTTTTCTTTTATATATAAATAAGCCGACACTTAAAAAAATGTCGGCTTATCTTATTTCTTATTTTAGATATTCTCAAACGAAGCCCCCGTTGGTGTTATATAGAATGTTATATCTATAAACTCTAACGATTTGGTTGGTTTGATGTAGATTTTACCTGTCATTTGGTTTCTATCTAAATCAGCCGCATCTGATGATACTGTTACACGGAAGTCGTAAAGACCTCTATCTCTTCTGATACCATCTAAGATTGGGTTCACCGCATTTAAGAAATCTTGTCTTACTTTTTGGTCGTTTTGTTCAAACAACAATCTTACTGAAACTGCTGAAATCAACTTACGAGCTTGTAGTAACAATCTTCTTACATTAATTCTATCTAATGCCGACTCTCTGATTTGAAGTGTTTTATTACCCCAAATAACTGTACCAACATCTGAGAAAGTTGCGATTGGGTTAATTCTACCTTTGTAAAGAGTATCTCTATCTTCTTGAGTTAACTTCTTACGAGCCTTAATTGAACTAACAATACCACGAGTGTAACCCGCCGCAGCGAACCAAGGGAATGCGATGTTATCTGTCAACGCTAAGTTTTTAGTTACCTCACCTGTTGGTGGTAAGTAGATTTGTGTATTATTAACAGTATCTCTAACCAAAATCCAAGGGTAATAAGTTGCCGTGTAGTTAGAATCTAAACCAGCCGTCTCCAAATTATCAACCGCTTCTTGAGGGTAAATTAAATCAGTAGGGTCACCTAACGAAGGTGTAAACATATTGTAATCAGGTGTTGTTGTGATGTAAACTGAATCCGCTCTATCAAACTCAATCATCTCAATAGCACTTCCAACCAAATCAGAATTATTCACATAGTCAATTCCTGGTGTTACAAATACATTTATATTAACCGCTTCAGGATTAGAGAAAGTTTGGATACCTAATAAGTAAGCGTAGTAGTCAGTATTTGCATAATCAACATTATTATCACCAACTGTTATTTGTTTGAATGCTCCCCATCCTGTTGCCGTAGGGTATTTAAGTGTTGGACAAGAACCCTTCAAGTATCCACTTCTACCTAAAACAAATCTATCACCATTAGTTCTGTATTCTCTATATATATCCCATCCATCAAAACCACCTTGAGCTAATAATGTGAATTTTCTAGCAAATAATCTGTAATATGGATTAGATTCATTATCAGGGTCCGATGTAAATTCTGCGTCACCACAAATAAACGCTGGTGTACCACTTGTTACAAATGTATTTGGTATTGTAATACCGCTAGCATTTTTATCCATATGGAAACCTCTCGTCATATAAGCCCAATCAGCTCCTGTTACAGCGTCACATATATTATTTGGTAATTGTTTACCTTTGTATGAATAAATGTCAGAATCAATACCAATAGTATCAGAAATACCTAAGTAAGTTCTTCTAATATTATCACCAGGACTTGTAGTTACCGCATTTGCACCTGTGGATAAACCAAATGGTGGGTCAAACACCACTTCACCAGGATAGTCGTATTTATTTTTAATTAAACTAAATGGTGAACGAGCCCCCGCATATTCTCTTGTAGAGAAACCTTTAAACCCACAAGGTAAAGCATCAATCGGGGCGTCCTCATTAAGTTCTACCATAACATATTTAGAGTTCAATTGGTACTCACCATCAGACGTTCCTATTTTTTTAGCTATATAATTGTTGTCACTTGGGTTCATATTACAATTAGTGAATTTTTCAATTACAACAGGATTATTATCAGTATCAAAATAATCTCTAATCAATACATCAAATGTTCCATTATTAAATGAGATGTTAGCTATTGAAATTTTAACCTCAGTGTTAGCAGAGTCCCCATCAGAAATAGTTGTAAATTTAAATAAATCATAAACTTTAGAACCTCTCAATTCAGACACAACCCAAGGAGATGTCGGTGATTGATATTTTTCTAAATAGAACGCTATTGATGTTGGGTCAACACCTTGTCTAGCATCAGGTAATGAAACCAATTCACAATTTAAACCTCTAATATATCCTTTTCTATAAGCGTAAACTAATAGATTAGGGAAGTTTTCCTCAACAAATACAGGTACTGAATCTTTATCTTTACCAAAGTTAGATTTACCAAATACTTTAGTTAAGTACTTTGAATCAGATGTTGACAATGAAGTTTCAAAGAATAGAGTTTCACCATCAATTTTAGTTACATTTAAACCAAATGTTGAGAATGGGTTTTTAGTAACTCCAGAATAACCTCCTGTACAAACCATTCCAACATCAGTCAAACCTGAAACTTCATAAA